GTCGATCTTCATGTCGTACCTGAGTCGACTCCGAATATCACCGCGATCAGATTTGGACCAACCCTCATTGGAAGCAATGAAGTCATCACCTTTCTGCAGTCCTGCACAGTTTCGCACACCGTCAAACTCCAAAGCGACGCAACACTTCATCATAAAGCAGTTGGCATTCAGGGTGAAAGGGTCACCAGAACCCAAGTTCCACTTGATGGTGGCCTTGTAGAGGTTTTCGGCCAGGGACTTGATGTACGCCATGGACCTCAATCTCAGATAAAGCTCTGTCACATGCTCGGGTATGCCAGCCATCTCTAGGAACATACAGTAGGCAATGACGTGAGCAGGCCTGTGAGTGCTGTCCTGTCTCGTCAAGTCAATCTGCAAATTGCCACTGTCCTCAATCCTGGCACCCATCCCAGACGTCATCATGTAGGCGCTGAGCTCATGATCGGAAAAGCCAGTGTCCGTGACAAAGTCCTCCCGGTCAGTGTCGTTCATGAACTTGTAGCCCAGACGTGCCCACGGCGCGAAATAGTTTAACATCTCGGGGGAGTTCGAGATGATGGTCTGGCCATGAGTTTCACCCCCAATCAGGCCGGGCTTGACTTTCACTTGCGTCTTCAGGAAACTGGTGCGAGTGAGGCTGTGAGCGCTGAAGTTGAAAGGGTCGTTCCAGCTGGCTAAGAAAGCCGGTGCGCGAGAGGTGATGTACTCGTACCCGAAGTGTCCCACGGCATGAGTCGTCCACGAGTCCTTCATGAAGGCTTGACAATACCGATCGAACAAAACTTTGGCATCTGACACGTCCTGAACAGTGATACTGGCGCTTTTTGGCTCGTTCAGTTGTCGGAGGAGAACGTTTCGCAGATCATTGAAGCGATCTCTTGCCATCTGAATGTCACCCAGGTTGAAGACACCAGGGAGGTGGCACCTCATTTTTGGATCCTGCCCCCAGGAGAGCTCTCCAACACTGTTGAGGCCGTATGCAGCTTCCGCAATCAGGTCAAGTTGCTCTTTGTACTCCCGTCGCGATACGTGTTGAATCCGGGGACCCAACACTTCGGCAGCGAGTTTGACACTGACTAAATCGCGAAGGTCGTGATTAGCTGGGACCTCCACCGGATCAACGTCTGGGTTCGTGCTGTAGAGCCAATCACCGGTGCGCTCGCTAAAGTCTAGCGCCAGGGCTGCATGATCGACGATATCACCAAGAGAAGGTCTCGGACCATACATCATATCCAAATCGCCAGGATGCCGCGGACGCCCAGCCAACAGTTTGCTCTGAGATTTGCCATCAATGACCTCAATGTATTCGGTGGGTATGGCTGGGAAGGCATCGCTGAAGTCACTGCGCGGCAACTCGACAATGAGACGTTCGGTGTGACGCGTGAACAGGACGCTCTGGACCGAAAGCATGTGCTGAAACCACTTGTGTTTGTTGCGGGGCAAGCCAGAAGTGAAGTAATGTTCTCTCACGCGGGTACCTTGAGCTTGGGTGATCGACATCATCACGCGTCCATGCGGGTCCAACACTTCTTCGGAATGCAACCTTGAGCGAGTGTACAGAGCCTTGCCAGGAAAATCCTCAACCACCGGCTGTCTGTCGATGCACACGATGCTACTCGATACACGACTTTTCGTGCGGTATGCCCCCGAATTGGTGAGGCCATTTGCGTGGAGGAAGCACAACAGCGCGTCTTGTGGCAAGGTGAAAGCATTGCGCATCGACAGTCTTGGACCAAACAAAGGGGCCTCTCCGAACGTGGCGTCTTCCTCAGTGCGAGCAGAGTGCTGGAAAGTGTCGCCGAGAGTGATGACCTGCTTGACCCGGTAATATCTGGCGAGATTGAGCCATCCTGCCAACAATCGTTTCGACAAAAGATTCGCTTCGTCGATGATCAACACAGAGAAGCGACCTTCTGGCGGGGCACGGTGTTGCGTAACAACCGTGGTGTCTTTGTTGACGCGCAGGGACCACTCCTTTGCCAACTTGCGCGTGGGGCAAACGACAAGACCTTTCCGCTGAACGATCAACTCTCTGGCCAACGTGGACTTGGCGCTAGCCGGGATCCCATCAAGGGTGAGAGAAGGATGGCGATAAACGGCCCCTCTTTCTGCAACACTTTTCTCGACAGTCCCCCAGAAACTTTGCACGATATCGGCGAGAGAATCACGTTCGTCCATTTCGTCAAAGCCCGCGACATCAGTTTCCACCATGTCGGCGGGATCAAACCACAGCTCACTTTTCTTGGCGGGTCTGGACATGAGGCGCTGGGCCAAGAGTCTGGCGCCTCGGTCTGGGCAGGGAACTACCAGGTCAGCTTCTACATCCAGCGCAAGGATGAGTTCGTCGAGAGATGGAAATCTCTCGCTAAACTCAAGTTGGGAAGGGCTGGGATCAGGCCCGTTCTCGAAAGATATTTGACCGTCAAACGTGATCTCACCGTCGTGATACACCTTGGTGAGTTTGGCGTGAGAGGCCAAGGTGTACATTCTCGCCGGGGTGCTAGTGGCCGGTAACGAGCAGGAAGACGCCACGGAGCGATGCGCGCTCTCCGAAAGCGCCTCGGTGCTCATCACCGTGGCGGTCTTGGCCTCGTCTTCATCACCGCAGGCAACATTCTCTTCCTCTGCGTCTTCTACAAGCTCCGACTCTTGATCAGGTGGGGCCACTTCCACCACATCCACATCTTGATCCGCATCAGAAACCTCCGGTTCGCTGAAGTCCACCTCTGAGTTGTCACACCAAGCGTCAAGGGCGCTTGCGCGTGCAAGCGAAGTCGCGAAACGGGCCAAATCGCGGTGGGTAAGCAAGCGGAGAGTGTGCTCACCGATGATCATGCTGTCGACGTTCCTGGGACTGGAGATAAGATCATCGTAAGCTGGGAGAGGCCAATCACTTTCCTCCCGCATCTTCCTCTCGCGCCTCTTTGCACCGCTCTCGACTGGGGGAGGTCTCCAAGTCTTGAGAACCGAGACCGGTGGGAGAGCCTCCGGGGCATTGAAAGTTGACATGTCGGGGGTACAGCCCCTGGGAAACCGGTTGCAATGCCTCACCCGGTAAGTGCCATGTTCGCCGTAGGGATCCTCCATGCGACCATTTTGAGATTTCATGTTTTGGATGATATCTTGAGTTCGCTCCAAGAAGCCATCCTCAAACATGTGTGGGGTCCTACGCCAGTTGCCGAGCGTGAACGTGTTGAAAAGAAAGTGTTTGGTCTTCTCAACAAGGCCCTTGGACATGCTCCCATACCACCAATCGAGGTAACTAAGACCCGTTGCAAAAGTGATCATGTGGTCCCGGCGTTGCATCTCTGCGCGTAGAGAGGCGTGAGTAATCACACTGTTGAACTGGTCCGCAGTGAGTTCCCAGCGAGGTAAAAGAACCTGGGAAGCAACCTTGACCTCGGCTTGCTGACCGCGCACCTTGTTAGCGATGCCTTCAAAGCTGTTCTTGCTGAAAGGGACCGTCGCAGCAAAAGCGGTGATGTTGTTGAAACGGTTGGCCGGCACCACAAAGTGGCGATCTTCGTCAGGGTGGAAGCGCCAACTCGGTTTCAACACGGGTAGGATGTAAAAGTCACCACAATTTTGCTTGAAGCAGGTGACGTACTCCTCTTGTCTGCCCGGAGTGACCATGAGGTGCATGAGGTAGATGCTACCTATATGCCGCATTTCCTCTAACAGCACGTTGTACCCCTCAGTGACCGGCACGGATCTGGCCCAACTCATCATGTCCACCTCATCATTCACATACCCTCCGCTGGCACTGGACAGGTGGTACATACGAATCTTACCTGCCTTCCTCTCATACCTGACCTCAAGGTCATTGTCCACATAGCTGTTAATCCTCGGGTCGACGAAGGGTAAAGGTATGTGTATGGCAACCAAAGCATCTCTCTGGCGGTTGAGGATCATGCTTTTCACCAC